GCGTTTAAACGCTGCGTCTGGCAACGGACAACGCGTTTAAACGCACTCTTTATCCGAGGCGCAAGCCAATGCGCCTTCAAGCCTAGCAACGGGCAAAGGAAGAACAACAATGAGTGAACTTAACCACAACTTTGGCACTAACCGCGTCGGCGGTGGTGGCATTGGCAGCAAGAACGGCCAAGGTATTTACGATGAATCGTCTACGGCACGGTATGCTATTGGCGAAAAGCTTGAACTGGCCGATGGTCGTGTGTTTCGCTACGGCGTATCGGCCGCAGCTATAAAAGCAGGCCTCTTAGTTGCGCCGGATGTCTCTGCAACATCTTTAGCTTATACAACTAACATCGTCATCGCAGCGGCTAACGGGTTCGACCCTGCGGCTGGCTCTACGCAGTTGCAGATAACCTTGGCGAGCATCGAAGAAAATCAGTATGCAGGTGGCTTGCTACAGATTACCACCACTCTTGACGCCGGCGTAGGCGAAGGCATCCAATATCGCATCAAAAGCAACAGCGCGACCGCTGCGACCACCGCTGGCAAGGTAGACATCTACCTGTATGATCCGATTAAGGTCACGCTGACTACTGCATCTGATATCGTCATATCGGGCAATGCTTACAATAAGCTTATCACCGCAACGACGACCGACACTCTATGCGCCGGAGTAAGCCCCATTGCGTTTACTTCTGGCTATTATGGTTGGTATCAGACGGCAGGCATTGCGACTATTTTGATGGAACAAAATGGTACCGCAGTGCCTGCTATTGGTGATAATTTGACCCTTGGCGATGGCGTAGCAGGTTCAGTGCAGTTGAAACTAGCTAGCACCGAAACTGAACCGTTTGTCGGCATTTGCGCTCAAATCGGAACAGCAGGCGACTTCGTTAGCGTATACCTGCGTCTTGGTGAAGTATAAATAGTATATCTAACAGTGGGGCGGCGGCGCATAACGTCGTCGCCCTCATTTAACCTTTCAAGGACACCATGGCAAAGCGAACACAACAGCTTAACCTGCCTAGCGAAATTGCAGAAATCGCGCAGTCGGCCGCCCCCGTCGCAGTAGTTGCGCCGGAGGTCACACCCGACCAGATCGCCCAGCTTATCCTCAAGGGCAGCGACGACACCAAGGCCGCTATACGCAAGGCGCTGGACCTCGATAAGACCCATGCCAGAGTACGGAAGAACAAAAACCAGACAAACAGTCAGGTGCGTAACACCGTCAAGGCGATAGGTGAAGTCACTCATGCCGACGACTACGTGCCAGACCCCCCAGGACGTATCTCCGACCGTGGTCCAGAAGCAGTTCGTATTTGGCAAGAGCGTTGGCTTGACAACAACGGCGACAACCTTTCTGAGTACGATCTCGACCATATGGCACTTGAAGCGCAGGAATAATGACCGAAAGCGTTGGGCAGATTAATGCGGCGAGCTTTTTTGGCGACACTGCATTGCTGGGTACAGTGGAGGTTGGCACCGTGGCTTGTAGTGCTAGCTTCACCCTACCTAGCCTGACGACGACGGAGCGCGACGCGCTTACGGCCGCTAACGGAATGTTGGTCTACAACACGTCAACCAGCACTCTGCAAGGGTATGAGAACGGGTCTTGGGTTAATATGAGGTAATGTGAGGGCGTAGGATGACCAACCTTGAAGTGATTCAAACGGCGCTGCGACGCGTAGGTTTGAATAGCAACGCGTCTACGTTTAAGGACGGGGCGCGGACGTACCTCAACATGGTCGGCAAGGACGTACAAAGCCGCGAGAAATGGAACTGGCTGTTTAAGGCATCGACGTTCAACACGGTCGCCGACACCCAGACCTACAGCCTCGCGTCCAACGCCCTGACGCCGCTGTCGTTTCGCAATACGACAGAGGACCACGTCATCATCGTCATGTCGAGCCAAGACCTCGACGCAGCCGACCCTAACCACTCTATCGGTGGCGATCCGCGTTGGGTCATCATCGACGGCGTGGACAGCAACGGCCTCGTACAAGTCAGTCTATACCCCAAACCCGACAGCGTTGACACCATCGCCTACCGGTACTACGCGTCGGTGCCGGACTTCACGGCCAGCGACGACGCCAGCAGCCTCGACGGCTATTACTCGCCGGTGGTGCAGCCTGCGCTGGTCTACGGCGTCAGCGCCCTCTACAAGCAAGAGAAGGGCGACGACCAAGGTTCGATGATAGACCGCCAGGAGATGGAGCGCGTCTTAGGGGTTGCCAGCCGCCAGAACGCCAACGTGCAAGGCAACCGCACCTACCGTATGCGCCGCTCCGATAGTCGTGGCGGGTCTCAGTTCTCGTACTCGCCGCAAGAGGGCGGTCTTAGCTGATGCCCATCACAGCACAGAGCTTGCGTTTGGGGCCATGGCGCGACGGCGTCAACTACAGCCTACCGGCCGAGGAGATCTCGCCGGCCGGTCTCTACGACATGGAGAACTGCACCGTTGGGTTAGCCGGAGAGGTCAAGAAGCGCAAGGGCTACGCTAAGTTCAATGCTACGGCGATGAACAGCGGCGCTACCGTCACCGCCTTGGGCCAGGTCGTCCTCGCCGGCACCGAGAAGGTGTTTGCTTTTTGCGGCGATAAGTTCTTTGATGTGACGGGCGGCAGCGCGACGGATCGCAGCGGCAGCGCGACGGTCACCGCCGGCAACGACAACACCTGGAACTGGGTACTGGCGGGATCGACCTTAGTCGCCGCCAACGGCGTTGATACCGATGCCGTGACATGGGCCGGTGGTACTGCTAACATCGCCGCCCTCGATGACGACTCACGCTTCACTAAACCAACATGGCCTGCCTTTTGGGAAAACCGCCTTTGGCTGGGCAACGAGAACTCCAACAGCGACCGCCTCTGGCGCAGCGCACCTGGTGACATCACGACGTGGGGCGCACTCGACTACTACGCTTTCGGCTACGACATCACCGGCCTACAGCCTTTCCAAAACACCCTCGCTGTCCATACCGAATACGGCATCCATACGCTGACGGCGACGGGTAACTCGACGATACCTTACCAACAGCAGCAACGCACGCAGCGCGGCACCGTCGCCGGCCGCACCATCGTCACGGTGCCAGGCGAGCGTCAGATCTTCGTACGCGACGACGGCATCTACCAGTGGTCCGGCGGCGCTCAAGTGGAGAAGATCTCCTTTGCGCTCGATGACCGCTACTGGGACGACATCAACGTAGCGCGACTGCCGTATGCTTTTGCCAACTACTACCCCGCCAAGGAAGAGGTTTGGTTCTACCTGCCCCACGGGACCAGCCAGGCGACGATGAACTCCGTGGTGGTGTACTCAGCCCGTTTAAACGCTTGGTTTGGGCCGTACAACAACTTCACGCGGGACAGCGCCGCCGTCATCGACGACCTGCCCCACGCCGGTGACTTCGCCGGTCGCATTATGGCGCATGAGACAAACAACAACGACGATGGGGCCGCGATTAAAGCTTACTTTGAAACCGCCAACATCGCACCGCAAGGCGACGATGTCGAGTGCCGCTGGCTCTATGCGCGGACGCTCTTCGACAATTTGGGCGACTTCGATGTCAGCGTGCAGCAGACGGGTGCTGGCATCGTCAGCAACACCGAGACGATCACTATGGGGCAGTCGGGTGCATTGCTGGACTCGACCTTCGTCCTCGACAGTTCAGTGTTGGAGTCGGATGTGTCGGCGCTGACCGACGACTCCGATCTTTTCGGCTACGACCCCCGCACCAAGCTACGACTGAGCAACTTCATCGACGACGAGACCTTCACCATACGGCGGGTAAGCCTCCAGTACAAGGCAATTGGCCGCACGCGCAAGCGCAAGACAGGAATTGAATAATGGCCTATCAGAACCCCTACGCCCAAGCGGCTGCCAACCAGAACAAGAAGAAGAAAAAGCCGAAGGTGAATCCGACGTCGATGTATAACCCGCAGCAGCGCAGTCAGCCAGCGGTCCAACCATCGACTATGTACAACCCCCAGCAACGCCCTCAGATGCCAGCGTCGCAGGCAGTGGTGACCGACCCCCTTACGCAAGCGATGATGCCCGATCCGGCGTCGATGACTAACGCACCCGCAGCGCAACCGGCGGTTAATCCGGCGTCGATGTACAACCCATATCAGCCTCAGATGCCAGCATCGCAAGCGGTGGCCCCGCCGACGCAACCTCAGATGCCAGCGTCGCAGGCACTCAATGTGCCGCCGCCCCCGCCGCCACCGCCGCCCCCGCCAGCGCCGAGCAGTATGACGAATGCTCCAGTGGCGCAACCGACGCCAGCGCCGTCAACGATGTACAACCCTCCGGCACCGCAACCAGCACCGACACCACCGTTACCGCCAGAAGTAAGCGGCGTAGCACCGCCTGCAACCGCACCGCCATTGCCACCGGAGGTCAGCGGTGTAGCACCGCCTGTAACCGCACCACCGCTGCCGGACATCTACAGCGGCGCACCAGCGCCAACAGCGACACAGACAATAGCAGGCACGCCCCCAGGCACGCCGCCAAGTATTGACACGACAGGCCTTAAAACCGGTGATCGTTCTGGGCTAGAGTTGAAAGGACAAAAAGGAGAACAAGAAGTTATAGATGGAAAGCTGCCGTTTGAAATACCGTCGATCTACACCACCGGTGCAGCCGACGCAGAAGCCGCACGGCTAGCGCGGTCGATGACCAACACCACTAACATTGCATTGCCCGACACCAGCAGATACCGACCAGAGATACCCGATATCTACAGCGGCGAGACGATGGCACCAAAGATACCGGATATCTACGCAAGGGGCGGTTCAACCGACCCAACGCTACCGGACATCTACGCCAAGGGCGCTACGTCGTCGTACGCGGACTTAATCGGAGAACGCACCGGCGTCGACCAACCGGTTGCCGAGACGTCACAAGCGCAAAGCTACGCCGACTTGATTAAGAGCCGCCTCGATGCTACGCAGGGCGACGCTGGTCAAGGCTACGCTGACGAGATGAAGCGCCGTATCAACGACACCGTCGCTACCGGCCCAGGCGAAGAATACGCCGCCGAGCGACAGCGCCGCCTCGATGAGAGCAAAGCGGCAGCCGGTCAAAACCTCGCTGACGAGCAACGAAGCCGCTTTGAAGCTACGCAACGCGCCGACGCCGGTCAGAACCTCGCTAACGAAGCCCAGCAGCGCCTTGAGACTACGCAGGGCGAAATACCACAGACCAACTCGATACAGGAAGCACTCAACCGCCAGTACATGGATCGCATCGGCGGCGGCGAAGACCCGATCCTCGCCTCGCAGATGGCTGACCTACGCAAGCGCCAGCAGGACGAAGAGCAGGCGACGATAGAGCAACTCAGCCGCTACGGCGTCTTACGCGGCGGCGGCGATACCGCCAGTGCGTTGATGCAGATGCGCGAGGGGCAGTCGCGTAATAGACTCAGCTTAGAGGCCTCGGCCGCACAGCGACAGCAGCAAGATATGCGCGATGCGTTGGGCTTCGACCAAGCGCGGTCGCAGCAGGGGTTAGCCGGTAGGGGCATGACGCTGCAAGAGCAGACCGGCGCCGAGAGCATTGAGAACCAGCGCCTGAACCGCCAGCTACAGCAAGCGGGGGTCACCGGCCAGTTTGGCGGCGAAGCCACCCTCCAGGCGCAAGAGCAAGCCGACCGTATGCTGTCGAGTGAGGCGCAACGATCTGCGATAGGCGGCGGCGAGCGCCGTGCCGACGTCGCCCAGGAAGCAGGGTTATTCGGCGAAGTCGCAGGCGTAGGCAGCGCACCGGCACGGTCAACGGTAGCTGGGTTAGGGGCGAGCGAGCAACGCGCCATGAGCAGGGCGCAACGTACCGCCGTCGGTGGCGGTGAACGACGTGCGGACATCGCGCAGGAAGCAGGGCTGTTTGGCGAAGTAGCCGGTGCCGGTGGCGCAGCACGCTCGACGATGACCGGCCGCCAGTTAGAAGACCAACTCTTAGGCAGCCAGCAGGCGCGTGGGTTAGCGCAGGCGGCAGACCGCCGCGCCGGCGTAGCGCAAGAGGCAGGGTTGTTCGGTGAGATCGCCGGCCAGGGCAGCGACCCGACGGTGCGGTCAACGATGGCGGGTGAGGAATCCGACCTACGTCGTCAGTTGGCGCTGGGTGCGGAAGGACGCGCCGACATCGCACAGCAAGCCGATCTGTTTGGTCGCGTACGACCCGCTGGTGATGGTGGACCGGAGGTAACGACGTTGGGCGGCCGTCAAGCATCGCTGCAAGAGGAGCTAGCGCGGTCAGCGGATGAACGCGCCGGTCGAGCGCAAGAGTCGGAACTCTTTGGCAAGGTAACAGGCCCAGGTGCCGGTGGACCCGACATCACGACATTGGGCGGTATGCAAGCGTTGGAAGGCCTTAGAGGGTCAAGGATGGCGCGTGAGGCCACCGAAGCCGGTCTTACCGGTCAGTATGAAGGTGGAGCGACGGTACAGGAGCAGAACCGCCTCGATGCACTCCAGACCCAAGACCTACAACGGCGCTTGGCGACGGCCGGTGCGACGGGTGAGCTTGACCTCGGCGGCAGCCAGCGACCCATTACGACTTTAGCGGCGAAGGCGCAGCAAGACCAACTCTTAAGCAGCGGA